TTAAAGATAGCATAATTGTTAAATCAAAATACAATAGAATACTGATATTTGATTCAAATCAATATCATTATGTGCCTAATTTAATAAGTAATGACCTATCAGAGGATAGACTAACTTTAGTTTGTTTTTTTCAAAATATTTTTCATGAAAATGGTATAAGATTTCCTATACCTGAGATGAGGAAAAATAAGGAGATTTAAACTCATGACAGATAGGTTTAAAGGTAAAATATTTTAAGGTATAATAAATCATGCCATTAACAAAAGTAAGAATAGCACCAGGATTTAATAAGCAAGTTACACAGACAGGAGCAGAAGGTCAGTGGACAGATGGGGATTTTGTAAGATTCAGATATGGTCTTCCAGAAAAAATCGGTGGTTGGGAACAAATATTATCAAGCACTTTGGTTGGTGCAGCTAGAGAACAATTTATTTGGGCAGATTTAGATGGTCGAAGATATGCTGCTATAGGAACTAATAAATTATTAGTAGTCTATTATGAGGGTGCGTTTTTTGATATTACACCATTAGATACTGCTTTAACTTCATGCACATTCGATACTGTTAATACATCAACTACTGTTACAGTTAATAAAGCAGCTCACACTTTAGAGGTAGGTGATCTTTTTACATTTACTTCTGTAACTCCTCCAAGTGGTGCGGGCTATAGTTCTGCTGATTTTGAAACTAATACTTTTGAGGTAATAAGTGTTCCTAGTAGTGATGAGTTTACAATTACGATGGCTAGTGCAGCAGGAACCACGGTCAACGGCAGCGGCTCAGCTGTTGTTAATCCTTATGTAAAACCAGGATCGTTAGGTTTCACATATGGATTTGGTTGGGGCACGGGATCTTGGAGTGGGGGTCAACAATTATTTAGTACATTAAATGGTGCTTTACTAGATGACACTGCCGGTACTGGTGGTTCAGGCACTTCAATTACATTGTCATCAACAACAAATTTTCCTACATCTGGCACAATTAAAGTAGGTGCAGAATTTATTTCTTACACTGGTATATCTAGTAATGATTTAACTGGAATTACAAGAGCTACTGCTGGAACTAGATCTGCTCATGCAGATGGATCAGGTGTTGAATTTTTTACAGCATGGGGTGAAGCTTCCTTATCACAAACTTTAACAATAGATCCTGCATCTTGGTCATTAGATAATTTTGGAGAACAACTTATAGCTACTGTTAAAAATGGTAGATCTTTTTCTTGGAATCCTATTAATTCAAACTCTAATGCTCTTCAAACAAGGGCAGCTTTAATTACAAACGCACCTACCGCATCTGTTATGTCTCTAGTATCAGATAGAGATAGACACTTAATTATGTTTGGTACAGAAACAACTATAGGTTCACCAGGCACTCAAGATAAAATGTTTATTAGATTTTCAAATCAAGAAGATATTACAGATTACACACCTACATCAGTTAATACAGCAGGAACTTTTAGATTAGACTCTGGCACAAAAATTGTTGGCGCAGTCCAAGGTAAAGATTACACATTTATTCTTACTGATAATGCAGCATACGTAATGCAGTTTGTAGGTCCACCATTTACATTTTCAATTAGAAAAGTAGGGTCTAATTGTGGAGCCATTGGTCAGAAATCTATAAAATATGTAAATGGAGCTGTTTATTGGATGGCAGAGGCAGGAGGATTTTTTGTTTATGATGGTACAGTAAAATCCTTACCATGCTCTGTCGAAGATTTTGTTTTTACCACAAAAAACGGAAATAATTTAGGTATTAATTATCAAAACGGAGAGTCTGTTTATGCAGGTTTGAATAGTCTCTATGAAGAGTTATGTTGGTATTATCCAAAATCTGGATCAAATTTTAACGACAGATATGTATGTTTTAATTATCAAGATGGCACCTGGGTAACTGGATCATTATCAAGAACAACTTGGGTAGATGCTAATTTATATGACCATCCATACGCTACAGAATTTACTTCAACTGGCACTCCTTCTTTTCCAGTAATTCAAGGTGTAACTAATACTAATGGCTCAACAAAATATTATGCACATGAAAGAGGAGTGGATAATGTAGATTCGGAAGGTGCTAAAACAGCTATACCAGCATTTATTGAATCTGGTGATTTTAGTTTAAGTGTTGAAGGTGAGGGTCAAATGTTTATAAGTATGAGAAGATTTATACCAGATTTTAAAACAATACAAGGTGATGCACAAGTTACAATATTATTGAGAGATTTTCCTGCAGATAATGAGACATCATCTCCTTTAGGTCCTTTTACAGTAACATCATCTACACGAAAAGTAGACACTCGAGCTAGAGCTAGATTTGCAAGTTTAAAAATAGCTAATACATCTACTGAACAAAATTGGAGATTTGGAACTTTTAGAGCAGATGTACAACCAGATGGAATGAGATAATGGCTAGAGTAGATATTGTCATACCAGAACCAACACCAATATACACAGAAGAAAATCAAAGACAGATAAGTCAGTCTTTACGAACTATGCAAGATAAGTTAAACACTTCATATCAACAAGAATTAAAAAATGAACAAGATACTTTGACTTGGTTTTTAAGTTAATGATTGATCATAAAAAAGATATATTTAAATTTGAAAAAACATTTGATTTTAATGAATTAGCTAAACTTTTAGATTCAGCAGAACTATTTAGTAGATTTGTAAGCGATAATGTAAATCCGTCTTTCATACTTGAATCACCGATAAAAATAGAGGGTGTTGAAAAAATTTCTTATTTTCAAGGTATTTTTAATTATTTGAATAAAAATTATAATACGCAAAATATAAAGAATAACGTATATTTATTTTTTTCTTTTACAGCTGGTTCAAAAGGACTAGCACATTCAGATATTGAAGATGTGGTAATAGTTGGATTGTATGGTAAAACATTATATATTATAGATGAAAAAAATTATATAATAGAAAAAGGGGATATGATTAAAATACCAAAAGGTGTTGTGCATCGTGGTATAGGATTAGAACCTAGAATAATTTTGTCCTTTGGAGTTTATAGATGACCTTAAGATATAAAAATCAAGGAATTAATTTAACAACAACAGGAACAACTTCTGTTTTAACATCACCTGAAAATGCTAGATGTTTAATAAAACAAATTCAAGTTGATAATTCTTCTAGTAGCTCTGTCGATCTTTCTGTGCAAGTTACTGATAGCTCAGCTTCGGCAACTTTTGCTATACATAGAAAAGCCATACCTGCTAACTCCATAGAAAATATTATTTCACAAACTTTAGTTTTAGAGGAAAGTGATATTCTTAAAATGACCGCAGGCACCGCAAATGAAATACAAGGTATAATTAGTTATGCGCAGATAGATCGGTCGCAAGAAAATGGCTAATGACAGAAGTTGAATTTTTTTTACAACCTAGTTTATGTGATGAATTAATAAGTTTTTGTAAAAAAAAATTAAATGATGCTGTTAAATTTAATAAAAGATTAATATTGGATTTAAGTAAATATAATGAAAATCCAATGATACACAATATTATTAATAAATATATTAAATTAAAACCAAGAAAAAAATTAAAAAATATTGAATTAGCTTATTGGCCTATTGGTGAATCTCATGATTGGCATGATGATACCATTTATTACGATGTAACAACCATAACTTATTTAAATGATAATTATAAAGGCGGAATTACCGCAGTTGAAGATTATAACATAAAACCCGAAAAAGGAAAAATTTGTATTTTTGATTCTTCTAAAAAACATAGGGTAAGCACTCTTGAAGAAGGTGAAAGATTTGTTTTATTAGCATGGTATGTAAATGGCTAAAAGAAAATTTGTAAATTTTGTCCCAAGACCAAAGCCTCGTAAACGTCCACGAAGGCATAAAAAAAGACTTTCAAAAAATGAAAAAAGAAGTTATAAGAAATACAATCGACAAGGAAGATAATATGGATAATTTACCAAAAATACCTGCGAAAGCTATAGAAGTTATAAAAAATAAAAGAACAGGGAAAGTTTATGAATCTAAAGCTGCTTTTGATGCTGATGTTAATGACCCCAATACTGATACTACTAGTGATGATTTTAGACAAGATGTAGAAATAAAAGTTACTAGAGCTGGTGTAATGGGTGCACTTACAAAAAAATAATGAAACCTAGAGGTGCAACAGAGCTTCAACATGAGTTATTAGAAAAACATGTTCATAAAGATTTATTAAATAAATTTCAAATTTGCACATCAATCCCTGGTAAAATTCCAATAGACCCTAATAAAATAAATATATTGTGGCAAAAAAATTCCTACGATCAACCTAACTTACAGAATTTTTTTAGTAATAAAAACAGACATCATGAATATGATTGGTATGTTTTTAATAGCCATTGGAATTATGAAAAATTTAGATATTTTTTTAATATACCTACTGAAAAATGTGTGGTTATAAAAAATGGAGCACATCATTTTCCGAAAAGAAAAATATATAAAAAAGGAGATCCTATAAGAATAATACATCATTGTACTCCTTGGAGAGGACTAAATGTTCTATTATTAGCAATGCAACTTTTAAAAAATAAAAATATAACTTTAGATGTTTATAGTTCTTGTCATGTTTATGGTGGTGAGTTTGCAGATAGAGTAGAGCCTGATTTTCGAGAACTTTATAATCAAGCACAAGAATTACCGAATGTAAATTACATAGGTTTTAAACCAAATGAATATATTTTAGAGAATATGTCAAACTATGACCTTTTTGTTTATCCTTCAATTTTTGAAGAAACCTTTTGTGCCTCTGCATTAGAAGCTTTGGCAGCTGGTCTTCACGTTATAACAACAAATTTTGGAGCATTACCTGAAACATGCTCTGAGTGGCCAGTTTATGTAAATTACACTTTGGATCGTGAATTGATGGCAGCCTCGTTTGCACAAGCAATTGATGTTACAGCTGACTATTTACACACTGATGTAATACAAAAACATTTAGATAATCAACAACAATTTTACAAAAATTTTTATAGTTGGGAAAAAAAGGGTGAGGAATGGACAAGATTTTTAAAGGGAGCTCTAAGTGTCAAGCAATAAATATATAAATGAAGATACCTACCAAACTTTAAATGAGTTAAAAGTAGAAGCACAATCAGATTATGAAACTGCGGTAAAACCACTATGGAAACCAAACAAAGATGAGTTTACTAAATTTCAAATTTTTGTAGGCACGCCAGTTCATAGTGATGTCTCTATACATTATACTCAAGCTTTAATAGAATTTCAAAAAGAGTGTTTTCAAAAAAAGATGAAAGTTTCTTTTCATTTAATTAAATCATCTTTAGTTACTCAAGGGCGAAATTTATGTGTAGCAGGATTCTTAGAATCAAAAGCAACACATTTATTGTTTATAGATTCAGATATTTATTTTCAAGGTAAGTCTATTTTTTCAATGCTAAAAGCAAACAAGGATATTATATCTGTGCCATACCCCCTGAAAACATTAATGTGGGATAAAGCGTTTAGAAAAATTAAAGAAGGCAAGATAAATCATCCAGATGATATTAGACGAGCATTGCATACATATCCGATGAAAGTTCCAGATGTTAATAATATTAATCTTAATAATGGAGTAATGGAAGTGACTGACTCACCAACTGGATGTATGTTAATAAAAAGAGAAGTCATTGAGAAAATGATCGAAAAATATCCAGACAAACAAATTAGACAAAAGACAGTAATAAATGGTGAATACATAGATAAACCTCATATGTGGAATTTTTTTGATACACATTTTGATCCAAAAACAAAAACATTTAATG